ATGGCAAGAGCACTGACGGTAAAAGCGATCGACGCGATGAAGCCAACCGCGACGAGACGGGAGATCCCTGACGGCGGTTTGCCCGGGCTCTACCTGATCATTCAGCCGAAGCGCGAGCGGCACGGCAAGGAGCTCCCGGCCGTGATGAGTTGGGCGATCCGATACCGCTTCGACGGCAGGCCGAAGAAGCACACGATCGGATCATATCCGGCCTATTCGCTGGCGCAGGCTAGGGAAGAAGGGGGGAAGGCGCTAAGGGCCGTCTCGGAGGTGCGAGACCCGGCGGCCGAAAAGGCCGCAAGGAAGGAGCGCAAGCTTGACCTCGTGGAAGACGCCATTGACGAGTTCGTTCAGCGTCATGTCGAAAAAAACAACAGCCCGAACACAATCCGGGAGCGCAAGCGCCTTTTCGAAAAAGAGGTTAAGCCGAAATGGCGCGGCCGGAACATGCAGACTATTACCCGCCTGGAGATTATCCAGTTCATAGACAAGACTGCCGATCGGGCGCCCGTGCTGGCAAACCGGCTGCTCGCCCTGCTTCGGAAGTTCTTCGGATGGGCAGTGGAGCGCGACATTATCGAAATGTCGCCCATGGACAAAAAAATAAGGCCCCCAGGTCAGGAGACCACAAGGGACCGGATCTTGAACGACGAGGAAATTAGGCTGCTGCTGTTGGCCGCGGATAAGCAAGGATATCCGTTTGGCCCTATGACAAAGATGCTGCTCCTAACGGGGCAGCGCCGGAGCGAGGTAGCCGGTGCGGAGTGGACCGAGATGGAGCTAGGCGGCAATAACCAGTTATGGGTGATCCCGCCTGAGCGCTCGAAGAACCGCAAGGAACATTTCGTCCCCCTGCCCACCTTGCTGCTTTCCATCATCGAAGCCCTGCCCCGCATCAAGCCATCAACGGACGACAAGGCAAAGCCGGTCTACCTGTTCACCACAAGCGGTACGACGCCCGTGTCAGGCTTCTCCAAGGCCAAGACGCTCTTGGATGCCGCCATGCTGGAGATAGCGAGGGAGGAGGCCACAAAGCGCGGCGACGATCCGAAGGCGGTGACGATCGAGCCTTGGACCTTCCACGACTTGAGACGCACCGCAGCGAGCGGAATGGCCCGCCTGAGTGTCCCGGTTCATGTTGTCGAGGCCGTGCTCAATCACAGGTCGGGATCGATCAAGGGCGTTGCCGCCGTATATAACCGGTATGACTATGCCGACGAGAAGCGCGCAGCGTTGACAGCATGGGCTGATGCCGTGAGTAAGCTTGCTGTTCAGTGAGCGACCGGAGACCTTATCACTCTTCATTCCATTGCGCTTGGATCACTCCGTCGAGAGCTTCGATGGCTCGGCCAAGCGCGCGATGGTTAATCCTCTTTCCGATCCACCCGGCTCGCCGAAAATATCTGCCAGTCCTTGCTGCCTTGTCGAGGTCTGCCATGGACCAACCGATTTCGCGGCAGCGGCGGCGAACGTCGTCCAGGGCCGGAATACCAGTCAGCTTGTATGAAAGGGTGCTAGCTCGACGAAAACCGTGGTAACGGGCAACCTGCCGAATGTTTACCCACGCTGAGTGCGGGAACGCAGAACTGATTTCCTCAATGGAAGCCTTTGGATACATTTTCCGAAGCTTGGACACCTCTGCTGCGGACCACACGTGGATAGACTTCCGGATCCCGAGCTTCGCGCATTCACCGAAAATCGCATGCTTAGTTCGGTGTCGGAGTCGCTTGCGCATCGCGACATAATCGCCGCGGCAATCCATTAAAACTTGACGCTCAGTATCGTCCCAAAGCTTCTGACCCTTCATGGTAACGCCTGCGCGCATCATCCTCCTACGGGAGCGCTCCCCTGATGCAACATTTCTGGCGTAGTAGGCTAATGACATGGCGCACCTCCTCACCGGAAAGGAGCGAGGAAACCTGACAAGGATGTGGCGACCGTGTGGCAATCCCAGATATCCACAGGCGCTTTGCGTGTGCATGGTCAAGCTCTTCTTGCGGCACCGAATGTCAGGCGCGGCGCGGCTTCGGTGATCTCCAGTTGGAGCAGCCCGCAGGCCCGACGCAGTGATCACACGAGGCCTGTGTCGGGCTCAACTGCGGACTTCTACCGTTGAGCGACAGTTCAAAAAAGAAGCCCGCCTAAGCGGCTTAGCTCAGGGAAACTCTTCTCACTTTGCATCAGCGAACGGAGCAGCACTGAAAACCTTCAACCCACGCCAAGAAAGGCTCTGGGTCAGAAACTGCGCTGTAGGGACAGGAGCTCGCATCTCCTCGGTGCTTTGCCGCCTGAGTACCTTGCTCAAACGCCAGGGAAAGCACTTCCTGAATATCCAACGGCGACTGGCCGTATTCGCGGCCGACGTATGCGGTGAAAACCTCTTTGCAGCGGGCATCCAACAATATGCACCCTCCAATCTCACGATTTGAAGATGCCATTGTTCCCAATGAACCTGTACTCAGGGTGAACAAAGCTCTTGTGACGCCCTTCCGCCGCTTCGGTATCGCGCCGCATTTAATTAGCTTCCTCTCATGGAGGAAGGGATCTATACCGGCCCCCGCGACGCGCTGCTGGATACTCTTCTATCGCCGCCCCGCGCAGGGATCACATAAGGCTTGTGTCGGGCTCTTCAATCTCGCCCATGCGCCGCAGCCAGTTATCAAGATCCCACCAGTCAGACCGACGCGTTCCTGGCATCCTCATTACATCACGTCGGCGAAGACTGATCTCAGCAGCGTCTTCATCAGACGGCCAGATGCCCGTGGCCTGTTCGATATAGGAAGCTGTCCTAACGCTCATGCCATCGGGAACCGACCGATCGGTGATGCACCACATGTGACGACGCAGGATGGATGTCACGCGAGCTTTGCTGAGGCCCTCAGCCTTCGCAATCTCGCGAAGAGGAAGCCCCTTAGCACGCATTGCTACGATCCGATTGTCTCTTTCCACGTCAGGCACTGCGAACTCCGCTATCGGAATAGCCGATACCAGGGTGCCGCTCAGCTTGCCTTCGGCTTTGCAACTGCGGGCGGCGTTGCCGGTTTTGGAGCGGGCTTGGTTCCGGCGGGTTTTGTCGGTGCAGGCGCGGTATTGCATCCCTTGCTCATCATCGCGGACTGAATCGCCTGCACCTTGCCCTTTGCAACGGAAACCTGGCCTTCCTTGTCGCCGCCGAACGTCGATGACATTGGCACACCGATCAGGAATACGCCGAAGGCATCTCCGGTAGCAGCATCGTTCTGCGCCTTAGACACTGCCGAAAGTGCCGTCTGCTCCTTGATCATCTCCTGGCCCAGTTGCTCGCACGTAAGGTTGGTATACGCGGCCATCGGAATGTCAGCCGGAACAATTGCGTCAGGACGCTTGGCGCACGACGAAATCGCCAGCGCAAGCGCCGGCACCACAAAATAAGCCCTCATAAATACCCCCATATTACCCGCACGGAGGATAAGCATGATTCAGCCAGAAGTGGAAGTGCTGGCTATACAACTGCCGTCAGATCCACAAAGGGTTCACGTCAACGCTGCTGGGCTCGCCTATGCGGACTATCCCGCCGTTCCTTTTGCTTGGACTCCCACCAAAGCCGGACTTCCTTCAAAATTGCCGGCACGACAGGGATTGCCACAGCAGCTAACATCATCCAGTCCGTCTTCGTCATGCGACCAATCTCCGGTGAGGGATTTCAACCCCATCAAAATACAATGGGGATGGTTGTCGGGGATGACGGCTGCGAAGAGCATAACGCTAACTGACTGATATTCCTGACTTTGAAAATCTCAAACGGCGAATAACAACAATTCTTGTCCCCGCCTCTAACCTCCAGGCATAAAGGAAACTCAGGTAGGGGGACATTCTTGACTCTCCCTCACGTTGTGGCACGCTTGCCGCATGACATGGGCACCTGGCCACCGCTACGACATCCGCAAGGACGGCGAACATACGTGGGAGATATTCGACACCACGACTGGCCGCACTGTGGTCATCGACGGGAAGCGTTATTGCGATCTGCCCCTCGACAGTGCCGACGTGATGGTCGACCTAATGAACTCCGAGGGAATGGAGCCGGACGAGGAGAGGCTACATTGAGCTCGACGACTGCCTTCATCGCGCATTTTGCTAGGGCTTGATCAGTTTGCAAATCGATGGCTGCGCAAGGTCCGCGATCATAGCGTGCTCTCCATTTGGAGGCGTCCCTTTGATTTTAGCATATGCGGGATTAATTGGATGATTTGATACATGCAATACCCTTATGGACATCGAATGCTTGGCCCCAAGCGACTTTAATTCTCCCACGTTGAGTTTAACAAGGTAATCGTCCTTGGAGAAAGCTCTGGGGAGGGCTTTTGCTGAAGCGACTGCTTTTTGTGCTTCGGTCCCATCGAAGTACTCCCAATAGGATGCAGAGAGATAGTCCTCTCCCACCTCCGATCTGAGCGCGAACGTTCGCGGTTGAACACCCACCACGATACCGTTCTCTCGAATTGTGCGATTGCGAGGGCAGTGCCTTACAACATGATCGGCTTCTCGTATTGGGCGCTCAGCCATTTAGTACCTTTTCCAGCAAGTGCTTGGATGTCCCAACAAAAGCGAAAAGAGGACTGCTCCCGGAAGAGGTTTCAACCCCCTCCTCAGACGTTATCCGACACGTCCACTGTACCTTACCGTCCGGCAAAAACGCGGCGGTCACCACGTTGTCGTCTTTTTTGTACGCAACCAGAGCGTTGCCAGCAGCGTCTAACCCTAAGGAAACCCAATTTAAACTCCGGGTCTCCACAAGCCATTTGAGAAAATTAACAAACGAATCCAAATTCGGCTGGCTGTCTTCCTCAAACCATCCATCGGCATCCAACAAAAAATCGAGTTCTGAAAAAAGTCTATCCCGCTCGATAAATCCCAGATACATCGCATATTTCGATGTAGCGATTTTAAGGGTCATCGCGGAGTTAGCCAGTTGAACCTCAACAGGGCTTGTTACCGCAACCGACTGGGAGATATCCTGGCGCCGCTTTGAAGCCGTTTTACGACCCGTAGAAAGCTCGCTCCAATTGGTGATAGCGGCCGACCCGCCGTATGCCAAGTCGTAAGAAAGGGCGGTATGATCAAGCATTAAAGAGGGCCCTAGCGTTATCTGTCACGAGCGCCTCGAATGTCTTGTTTTTAAGCGCCTGAATCAATTCCAGAACGCCCATCAGTTCGGTGCGCTTAACCGGCATGTCTTTCATTGCAATAATATCTATATCCAACAAATATGACTGATGCTTCAATAGTACAGGATCAACGAGCATACAACCGATGAGTTGTCTGAAGCCTGAGCTCGCATCTGTCCTTTCAACCCTTACCGCTGTGGAGGTCCAGTCGGAGCGAAAGCCGTCTGGAAGTGATGGGTAAATATTCAAGTACTGCTTAATGTCGATTAATTGTTTGTTCGGGTCCGGGATATCAATTCTGTTGATGTAGCGGACGCCCACCCGTTCCCACTTCCGCAGCCCAATTGTTTTTTCTAGAAGGTCGAGGTTGCGCTCAAACTTTTCTGTCAAATCATCCCACCCGTGATACGGAGCTAGTCTACTAGTAATGTAGGATTTGCGATTTACAACCGAAACGTCAGCCCCATCCTTGCTAAACAATCTGAACCAATCACGCCGAGAAGCCAACTCAGGAAGAGCGCTATTGCCTTGCACCCTTATTCGCACGTCATAGTCACTTAGTTCTTCAAGTTTGCCGTATTTTGGCTCAAGCTTCTTGGCAAGGCGTCCCATATCGCGGGAAGAAAACGGTTCTGAAGGCACCATTTCGATTAGGCATTCAATTATTGGCGGTTTCGAATACAAATTCATGATGCCCACTCGGTTGCATTTCTAGACGCCATCAAATGTAGCCATCTGAAATAGTCAAGACGAATATGCCGGACATCGATCCGGTCTATGCGCGGCACATATATAGGTGGAGATTTAAGATTTGCGTCCTCGTGGCTTTGCGGGCCTGAAGCCCTTTTGCTCGCCTTCGGTCTCGGTCTCGTAGCAGCGAAACGGCGCCATCTTTGCTCGATACACACTCAACTACGAATGGTAGATCCGGTTGTCCGACCCCCATACCTGTCGACAAGGAGGGCAGACAGGGCGATCGGCGAGTGCCCCTTGGATCGATCGCCAATAAGTCGCCTGCTCCGGGGGCGCCGCTTTCCTCCCGGCGAAGAACGACCCGACGGCCACCGGCAATAGCAGCGGCGCGATCATTACCACCGTCGCGTATCCTGTTTCATGGAGAAGGAGACTAACTTCCGGGCGCGTTTCGCAGTCTCTCGACGCGGTCGAGACGCTCCCGAAGATCGAGGATGATATCCCGCTGACCGTAGACGCTGCCCTGCGCAGTCTTCACCTCGTCGATCTGGCGCTGCTGGTCCTGGAAGCGCTGATCGTAGTTTGCCCATACGCGGTCTAGTTCCTCGCGCGGCACCTGAGCGTCACGGACCTCCTTGAGCGACGCTTCTGATCGCGCCCGATCCTCGGAACCGCGGTTTGTGCGCCATTCCATCTCCTTTTGCGTCACCATCTTTTCGGTGATGACCGTGATCGAGCCCTTGAGATCGGTCGTAGCGCTCTGGATCGGCCAGTAGACCAGGCCGCCGACAATCGTGCAGAACGACAACGCCACCGCGATAGCCTGCCACTGAGGCTTATTCCGCTCGGCAATGTTAGTGGACAGGGCGGCGACGGAAGAGCGCATCTCCGACGACATCGCCGCCATCGAAGATTCGATCTGCTTGAAGCCCGATCGCATTTCTCCCTCAAGGTCCGACTGCCGGCGGCCGAGGTTTGTTACCCGCTCACCGAGCTGGGCAGTCATGGCATCTGAGTAAACTCGGTGTTCCGCGCCGTTGGGCATGTCATCATTCCCTGCCATTAGTTCTGCTGCCCTTTCAGTTCTTCAGTCGGTGTTTCTTGGTCCAAATCCGGTTCACTTCTTGCTTAATTTTTTCTCTTCAGCTTAAATTCAAGAACTGAGTAGCGCTGGGGATGATTGTGAACCTATTTAGCTGGGCGTTCGTCTTCGACGCCTTTTGGAAATTCTCGGTTGCCGTGACCGCGTCGTTAGCCCTTGTTGGCGGCGCAGGTGTCTATAGGGCAGTGGTGAACCTCGTTTACCAACGTTGGTTTGGGAACCTCAGATATTATGAGGGTGATTACTATGCATATAGATGGCATGTGGAAACGACCGGGACGCTAGTAGAGCCTACGGTTTCAATCAGAAGATATTGGAAGCATTTCTGGGCATATACGCTTCACTGGACTACGCCTGCGGGAACAACAGAATCCTATCGGCTCAAAGAGCATCATGGACGAGAAATATACGCGACTGGTGAAAGCAAAGGCTTGGGTTCCCACTCCACTTTTATCCTTCACCCAGCGCATGCCGTTCCCGTGAAAGTGGTGTCCGGGATGTACTTCTTTATGAACACAAGCCACCAATTCGTGGCAGGCCCATTTCTGATGTCTCGGCGAAAACTTAGCCGTGAAGAGGTAGAGGCCCTTCTTAAGCCATCTGCAGCAACCTCTTCACAATATGAAGCCCAGGTGCGCTACTGGGCTTTTGAGAAGATGGAAAATGCTGGAACGAATGTGATTACCCTGAGGGATGGTCACGTTCCCAACGGCTCGAAGGACACAACATAATAAAAAGATGTTGTCGTGAGGGCCGTCAGCACTACGATTGCGTTAGAGACTCAATCTCAACTGGAGAGCAGATATGTTCACTCTAGCCAGCGTAGAGTTCTTAGCCGAAGACGGTGCAGCAATTCGCCGCATTCAATTTGAGATTGACGGAGAGCGACCTCAGCTGCTGAGGGTCGATATACGACATCCACCTTTTGAGGCACTGGATGCCAGCATCCTCAAAGCGCATGACGAAATCTCCAAGAGATGCGAATACATCCTTCACCACGCGAAGGATTCAGCCGAGCAATACAAGAAGAACCGATTCTGGCCAGATCAAAAATGACCGGACGACAGGGGACGACGGCGACAATAGCTGTCCCGGGCCGCGTTAGTGGCTCGATTTCCGAGCTGCGTTTCAAGTGTGTCACGGCTGGAATAAGTCGTCGGCTTCCATGCCCGACAGATGTCAAGAGCTATCGACTGTTCCGTCTTCGCCGCGTCAGTCCCGCCGGTAAGGGTCGTTTGGATCGACTGGCACGCGACCAGCACGCACGTCATCGCTAGCAGCAACGGCAGCATCCACGCGCTTGTGGTGAAGGTTTTCCAGCTCATTGAGCACCGCCTTTTCGATATCGATCCGTTCAGCTCGCCGCGCGAAATAGGCGGCGAGCTGCAGGATGAGTTTGAGTGCCGCCAGCCAGGTCATGCGGGCTTGTTCGGCGGGAAGAAGTAGACGAAGCCCGTATTGACCACCGCCAGCACGGCCCCAGTAATCTGCGCGGTCGTGAAGCCGAAGACGGTGCAGATCTGATCCAGGTCAGCGGTCGGGCCCGGAACGCATTCCGCGATACCCTTGGTGCCGAGCCAGACGAGCAGGATGGCGACCGCGTTACCGATGACGGCCGCAGCGAGCTTGCTGTAATTTCCAAACATGTCAGTTCCTTTCGAGGTTAGAGCTTGGATTGCACCAGAGCGCGCATCTGATCGCCGATCGGGATCGCGCCTTGGATTGAGGTATCGAAAGGCAGGCGAGCGATATCCCACTTGCCCCTCTGCGTGATCTTGAGGGTGATTTGCACTTCGGCGTGGCTGAGCACGGTCTTGCGATCGACCTGGATGCCGTAGCGCTTGCAGAGCTGGACCAGCACGTAGACCAGCGCGTTCCACTGCGCCCGCGTGATCGACTGCTTGCCGGCGCTGAACGGGTTTTCGATGGCACCCGCCATGCCACAGAGCGAGACTCCGATCGAGCCGGTGTTGCAGTTGAGGGTATGGGCCGCATATCCGGCCTTGGCCTTCGGCTCTGTGTTCAGCGCGATCGACGGCTTGCCGCGGACGAGCTTTCCGTCTCCCTCAATCAGGATGTGGTAGTGCTCGCGATCGAGGTCGTTCGCTTTGTTCTGCCCGGCCGTCCAATGGAAGATGATCCGGGAGATTTTCGCATCCGGCATCCAGTCGGCCGGGATGGTGAGGCCATCGGAAGCAGTCGTAGCCGGAACGTTCGCCACGGCCTCCGGAGGCTTGACACCTCGAAGCGTGGCCAGCTCGTCGAGCGCCTTGTTGACGGCGGTGACGCTCTCGGAACCGAAGTCCCCATCAGCGCCGAAGTGAGGGAGCGGATAGCCAAGCGCGATCAGGCGCCGCTGCAGAGCCTGCACGGTCATGTCCATTTTCGGAAATCCTAATTTAAAGGTGTTGCAAGGATGCACTCGACTCCCGGGCGGGACGGTGTTTCACTTCGCGCCAGTGAGGTGTGAGGGATCGAGTAATGGTTTACGAGTGGGATGCGCGCCGGGCTCGACGTGCTAATGCAATCAAGATGATCTCGGCCCTGCTGGTCGGTGTGGTCATTGCCGCAGTTCCTGCCTGGATAGTGACCCGGGCGATCGATCTGTAAGCCCACAGATCAGCCGGCCTATGCTCAATAGGATCAGAGCTGAGAAGCCGCGATGAAGAAGGCGTCGATCTGCGCTGCCTGGAAGCCCATGGCCTCAAATCCTGCCTGCATCATCGGCTCATTACGAACGAACGTGCCGCTGTATTCGTAGGCGACCTGGGTTGCCCTGTCCTGAGTGGCGATCCACGCGTTAACCGCATCAATCAGGTCGGTGGCGACAAGTTGGAGTTTGAACTGGCGCGCTGTGACACTTTCAGGAATGGGAAAGTACGGTAGAAATTCAAGCGCCCCAAAATCCCAGACTTGACCAGCTTGCTCCGGACCGGCCGGAACCTGCACTGCTCCGGAAAATGCGTCAGGCGTTTCTTCCTCCGGGCCATCATAGCTGCCGAGGTACCGTCCGGCCTCATCCACAAAGTATCGCTGGGTCATTCGTAAGCCCTCACAACTGCTCTCCAGCTTCCTGGGGTTAAAGGCTGCGCAACGTTGGTGGATTTGTTGATCACCGTCATCTGCGTCTGCGGATATCGAAGGATCACGTTCGTGGCGTTCTTTTCGATGCCGGTACCGCCCAACCCGCCCACGCCAGACACGTTGAGGCTGTGCGTTCCGTACTGAACGACGTCGTTCACAGAATATCCCTGATCCGCAGTGGTACAGACCAGCTCGACCACGACGTTCGAAGGCATCGCTCCCAAGCCATGAGCAATCGTCGATGAAGAGCCAAGGGTGATTGTCTGTTGCGCGCTGACGAACCTGTCCAGACCAAGGTTGGCGCGCGCTGCGGCCGCCGTCGAAGCCCCGGTCCCGCCATCTGCGACAGCAAGGTCGGTGATGCCGGCCACCGAACCGCCAGTGATTGCGACGGCCGTGGCGTTCTGAGTGGCCATGGTGCCGAGGCCGAGTGAGGTCCTTGCCGTGGCACCGCTTTCTGCGACCCACGTCGTTCCGTCACCGACGATGATGTTGCCGTTGGTTACGGCGAGACCAGCTATAGCGGTCAATGTGGCGGCGGATGCTTGAGCACCGATCGTTGTCCGTACCGTCGCGGCATCGGCATCGTCAAGGATGGTGCGTGCAAAAGCGGTCAGCGAGGTCACGCCCCACGTAGCCGCGCCTGTGCCATAAGCAATCTGGTTGGCCGCGATAGTGACCGCAGCGAACGCCGTCAGATCGGCATCGAAAGCCTGGACGTTGGTCCCGATCACTAGGCCGAGCGTCGTCCTCGCCGCGGCGGCATCGGCATCATCGATCAGCGTCCGCCCATATGCACTTAGAGTCGTCACGCCCCATGTGGCCGCACCCGTGCCGTAGGGAATTTGGTTGGCTGCAATGGTGATTGAGGCGAGTGCCGTCAGGTCAGCATCATAGGCCTGAACGTTTGTCCCGATCACAAGTCCGAGGTTGGTTCTGGCGCCGCTTGCCGTCGTCGAACCCGTGCCGCCAGCGGTAACCGGGCGCGCGGCATTCGCGTCCGCGACGAGGTCGTCGATGAAGGCATTGTACGGCGCCGACTGGATAGTCGTGTTCGGCGTGCCTTTGGTGCCTGCTGGCTCAGCGTACACGCCTGCGGTTCTGGGCATTGAGTTCTCCTTGAAGTGAAAAAGCCCGCAAGACTCGACTCCCCAAAAGGTGCGATCATGCACAAAACACTTAGGAGCGCGGGACTATGTATGACGCTAACATCACTGTTGAAGTACTGAGCCGGTTCGGCATTTCATCCACTCGCGAGGATGCCGTGGCACTTACGAAACTTTTGGTTCGCGAAGGGCAAAGCCCAGCTGATGATTATTTTAGTTCAAAATTTCCTCAGCAAATTGTCCTCTTTGGAGAAGAGCCAGCTGGTTTTTACATAAAGCCTCGCAACTTGGTTATAAACTGGCGAGACGTAATGGGGACGACTTTACCGAATGCTGTTTTTGCGTCTGTGTCAGCCGTTCAGCTTCCGTGGTTAACTCCCTTTGCGGTGCTCGCGATCATTTGGGACACCCATTGCAAAATGGTTGTCCCTCTTAAGGCCGAACAGGCAATCGTGTTGCGGTCCATATGGGAATGCGGCGCCCATGCCAGTGAGGCGCAAATCTTAGAGATGATCACAAAACATGAGTGGTTAAACATGCAGTCCAAGCCGCCGTTCGATCTGACCGCATCGCTCGACAAATTGGCGACGGCAGGCCTCATTGAGATTGTCGACGGCACGGCCAGACTCATCGACAATATTGTTTTCGAGGCAGATTAGGCCTGACTCGACTCTCTGTTGGGTTGTGAGATAATCACCTACAACGAAGGGATACGGATGATATCAAATACGGCTTGTAACGCCCTAGCGGGTGGGAGATGCCTTGAGCTTAGATACGACGGCTTCTCTCGCGTAGTCGAGGTCCATGCAGTCGGTACAACGAAGGACGGCAACGGTGTTATGCGTGTCTGGCAGATCCGAGGCGGCAGCAATAGCGGCGAGCGTCAGGGGTGGAAGGTGTTCCGGCTCGACGAAACATTCTCTGCCCATGTGATTGACGAAAAATCCAAAGCGCCCCGTAGCGGGTATGCGCGTGGGGACAAAATCATGCAGTTCATAAAGTGCCAGATCTAGCCCGCCACAGTCGCAAAGATTGCCCTCATGGAGTGCGCAATCGGATATGTGCTCGGTGATTGCCTCACTCATTGTCTTCTCCTATGGTTGCGCTCATGCAGATCGACCACGACCCACAGGAACCGTCACGAAAAGCGCTGAAAATCATCGGCGTCTTAACCGCTGTGGTCGTTTTGATTGTCGCCGTGCCGCTCACGATGGGCGTCAATTGGTCGGTGCGTCAGCTTCCTATCGAATTTGTTCTGCTGCTTGCCGGCGCTGCGATCGGCGTTTGGGGCGGCTTTTTCCTAGGCCGCCGAGACGCAATCCGTCAGTTCCGGACACCAGGCAGAGACGAGTAGCCAGCCAGCCCGCCGCCCCTGATCAATCCGCTTACCGTCGCCTGACGCTGCTGATCGATTACGTTCTTTTGCCCGCGCTGGAGGATCGCCTCGACGATCTGGTCACGTGACGTCCCGGTGGCAACGCTCAGCTTGCCGATGTCCTCGGCCAGCTTCCCGGCGTTAGTCTCCGCATTGCCCTGCACCATGCGCTTGATGATCGATCGAGCGAGGCGGGCCGTCGTGCCGGCGATAGTAGCGTCAGACGGGACTTCCTGCCCCTTCGCAACTTCGTCGAGGAACTGGTTGAACCGGGTGCCCATCGCCGTGTCAGAGCCGCGGGTAACGCGATTGGTGGTGTCACCGAACACTGTCTCGCGGTCGATCGCGTTCAGCACGTTATCGGCCGGCTCCTGGCCGAACAGCATCCCGAGCTTTTCCCGGTTCCAGTCGCCCTCCCCCCGAACAACTTTGCGCAGCGCGTTTGTGTCGTTCGCCTGGGTCCCGATCGCCCGATACACTTCCCCCAAAGCGCCCTGCCTCATGCGAGTCGGTACACCGGAAGGCCCGACCATCATTCCTTCCGGCAACGCTCCGGCGTTAAGCGCCTGATCGAGTTCGACCGGGCGCATCGCGCTTGCTTCATTGTTGAGAATCGGTCGACCTTGCCCCAGAGCTTCCCGCTGGCGAGCCAGCTCGTGGTATTGGGCATCGACCTCCTTGATCCGTGGCACAGAGGCTCGCAAGCCGTCGTCGATCATCTGGCGGGCTTCCGTCAGTGCGCCGATGACCTTATCGTCTGTCTCAGTCGTCAACATGCCATCGATAGCCTGCCTGGTTTGGAAGGCCACGGAAGGATCGGCCGAGACATTGTTCTCGCCGAAATCGTTCATCATCGTGCGGACTTGCTGAAGCCGGCGCTGCGCATCGCCGCGCAATGTCGAAACGGAATGATCAAGGTCGTCGGTGATTGGGGTAAAGTCGTAGGGCTCTCTTCCGGCCATGACCGGACCGTATTGCCGTGCAACCTGTCCCTGGCTGTCCCGGAGGCTTGCATCAATCCGCGATGGCACAGGATCAGGCCCTAGGCTGGTTTCGACGTCGGAACGCAGCCGCGTGTTCGCGAGGCCGGCGCGTTCGTTGAGCGGATCCACGATCAGCCCGCCCGTTCCGGGCCGGGCGGCTGCGCCACGAGCAACGCCAAGCCATTCCGGCGAGACGTCGGCCAGCATCGCTTCCGGCCCCAGGTCGTCGAGTGAGGACCGATACCGCGCGACCTTGCTTGGATCGGACAGCTCATTGACGACATATTTGCGGGCCTGATCTGTCATCGATGAAAGGGCGTCATTGCTTTCGCCAAGGATTTTGCGGGTGAGCGCGGACACGGCCTTATTGGCGCCTGCTGCGACGGGCATGAGTGCGGGCCCGACGACAGCCCCAGTCAGGCCTTCTATTCCTGCCTGCTTGGCTCGTTCAGTAGCGCCGCCCTCACCCGCACCGAATCCCTGCACTAGACCGGTCGCCGCACCAGAGCCACCTGCAGATATCAACCGCGCGCCCGTAGAAGCCCCCGTATTACCCAGCGCATAGTTGCCAATCACCGGCGCGGCCTTGAGAAGCGCCCCGCCCGATCCCACCCCGCCGGCAATCTTGAGGCCGGTCGAGACATACGGATGGTCGTTGTCGAACTCATCGTCTTTTCGGCGCTGGATGCCGAGCGCCTGGTCATATCGCTCGCCCCAGGTCGCGCCAGGGAGTTTTTCATACCCCTGGTCAGGCAGCATCGGGTCAACAAGCGGCGCCAGTGTCGCATTTGTCGCCGCGTTCAGCTCGTCGAGATAGGAGCCGATACCGAGCGCGCCACGCGCAACGGACCGGACGCCGCCCGCGATGCCGCCAGATCGCTTAGGCCGGCTCCCACGGCCACCGGCGGCCATCTGCTGGGCAATCTCGTTGACGGTCGCCTCCTGATCCTCCGCGGAGAGGGTCTTGAAGCTGTCATCGACCGTGACCTTGACGCCGTTGACGGTAAGGGTCGCCATTATTCAACGCTCCACTGGACGCCGGTTCTCGTTTTAAACCCACCGTTCGGCGTCGAGCCTTCCGGGATCTTGTATTCGGCCAGCGGATTCTTCAGCTGCCGGATGCGCTGGCGCCCTTCGGCCGGCGTGATAGCCCGATCCGCGACAGCGTCGGCGATTTCGCCCATCTGCTGCTCATATTGGGCAATGCCGCGCATGGTTTGGAAGATAAGCTGGTTGCCGCCTGGCTGGTTGATGATCCGCGGAAGTGAGGCACGGAACATCTTTATATCCCCGTCGGACATCGTGCCAGAACCTGGCAGGCGCTGTTCCGGAACCATCTTCTCAAGGAGAGCCGATGCAGCCTGAATGTCGCTTGTCCCCTCGCCAATCGGCACGCCCCAATCGCCCGCGAGCTTCTTGAATGCACCCTCTGCCCCTTGGGGAACGTTGGCGAAGATGCTTTCCAAACGATCGATCTGCCCAAGTCGTCCACGGGCCTGCATGCCGGCATCGGACATTGCGGCGAAGGTTTCCGCGTTCTTCTTGTCGAGGTTTTCGAAGAACTTGTCGCCCTCTCCAGTGTTCACCGTGATGTTGGTGCCGTCCTTACCGCCCGTTAGCATGAAGTTGTTGTATTCCGGTGTGCCTGGTTTGAGGCCCGCCTGCTGTGCCCGGATGTTCAGAGCCCGAACTGATTCTGGTGTTTGGGTCGTTTTGTCATCCAGAGCCTTCAGTTGAGCCCGTTTGTAATCAAGACCGAGCTGATAATCCGGGTCGCTCGTCTTCTGCCAACGCTCGTACTCCTGACGAGCCTGCCAGATCTGCTGTTCCTGCTGCGCCTGATGCTGTTGCATCTGCTGCTGCATGACCAGACGGAGAGCTCCCTTCTGGCCTTCGTCGAGGAAAGGATTGCTGAGGATCTTCAGCATTTCCGGGTCAGGACGATAGGGTTGCGCGCGGGGCATCTGCGGCGGGGCGGCCTGTGCCATCTGCTGCGGAGGCACGGACGCGACCGGAGGCGCTGCGGCCACGTCGCGACTTGGCAGCGGCGGAAGGGCGGCGGCCTGCTGCTGCGGCAACGGCTTGCTGCCTGGCTGCACAGGGTTCTGGATAGGCAGGTTGGCGGCCTGCGCCGGGTTCTGCAGCTGCGGCGTCATCTGGTTGGCCGGCTGCTGGAAGTTGGGCGCGCTAACCATGGGATCGACATAGCCAGATGCAGGCACCTGAGCATCGATTGCTGCGGATGCCGGAGTAGCGGCGGCGGCCTGAGGACCAAGAGCATTCAGGAACTTTGATCCATATGCGCCCACCGATGTCCCGAGTGAATCCTTTCGTCCGAGTTTGCCCACGCCGCCAGGACCGCCGATCCATGCCTGTGCAGCTCCTTCCGGACCATACTGCTGGACATAGCCGCCGAACTTCTTGTCGAAGATGGCGTCCTGCAGCTTGGGATCAGCCATGAATTCTTCTGGGGTGACCGCGCGGCCAAGGGCCTCTTGCGACCATGGGCCGATATTGGCCTCCATGATCTGGTAGCGGCCAAGCGCGCGGCCAAGCTTCGGATGCGTTGGGCCGACGGCCGCATAGTCGCCGCTGCCAGCGCTTTCGATCGAGGCAATGGCATTGCGGTAGGCTTCGGGGCCTCCCGCCACCGATGGGCTGGTCGCCGCCATCTCATTGCCGGCATCCGTCGTGGTGGGCATGGAAGATGCGGCTGAAGAATTCGAGGAGGAAGGATTGCTGCCGCCAAGTATGCGCCCGAGGACGCTGTCAAACTGTGTGCTCGCCGCCTCCCTGCCCTCCCGGAGCCCTTTGTCGGCACGCCACCGGCCAATACCCGACGCAGCGCCCATCAGCAACGCACCGATGCCTTCCGGCACGTTCTTCGGCTGCTGGCCGAGGATACGCTTCGCGAGCGCGTCAGCGGCCTCACGGCGGGACTGCAGGTCCTGATAGGTGAGACCCGTATTGCCCCCGAACAGATATCCGACCATCAGAAAAGGCCTCCGTTTTTGCGGCCGCTTAGGAAATTGGCAAGCCCGGTCATGAGGGACGGATCGGCGCCGCCCGGAGCGGTCGGGAACGACGCATCCTTCTTCTGCCAATTGGCGAGCCCCATACCGATACCGGCAGCAAGCTGGCTGGCGCCCTGCGGCACGTTCTGCGCCGGCTGACCCATGATCTGTTGCGCGAGCTGCGCCGCCATATGCTGACGTCGAACCGTGGGATCAGTCGGGTCCTGCTGCATATAGCCGTAGCGCTGGAACCCGCCGGCGCCTGGCTGCTGGGGAAATTCGTTCATCGTGCCGCACCTGCCTGGAAGAGCGCGCCATAATTAACGCGGCGATATCCGTCATTGCCCTTCCGGACCGCATCCGGACGAACCTTCTCGACTTCCTGCGCCATGACGCCGATCCGCTTTGGAGCGCTCTTCGGCTCGCCCTTGTACCGATACTCGTACAGGCCGCCGACCTTCTTGACGTCCTTTTTGGCGTCCTCGTCAGAAAGGCTGAACAGACTGCCGATGCCCCCGAGCACTGACCCGAGGCCCGCCTGTTTTTGCTGGTAGGCGGCAAGGTCGTTCTGATACTTCTGGCTCACCAGCCCGGCATAATCGACGTTCGGCAGACTCTGGCCCTGCGTCGGCACAAAGTTCGGGTTATCGACAGGAGACCCCGCCAAGAGGGCCGAGATTTCATTGATCGGCTGGCTCCGCTCCGCATAGGCTTCGTTCAGATACTGTGCCCGGGCGGCGTTCTGGGCGTTGATCCGAGCCTGCTCGGCGTTGAACGTCTGATCCAGAAGCGCGTTGTTGGCCCCCGTCGCACTGGTGTTGTTCTGGTACATCTGCTGATCGGCAGAATTCGCCAGTTCGACGTCGCCCATGTTCTGCGCATAGCCCTGCTGCTGAGCCGCGTTCTCGAACGACGCCTTGTTTGCAGCGAGGCCAGCAAGCCGAGATTGTTCCTGCCCCGCGTTCAGGATCGCGCCGTAGCGAGCGTCATTCTCCTGGCGGGTCGCCGCGTCGATCGCACGGTTGTAGGCCTCCGAGCCGGGCTGAAGGCCCTGATTGATCAGCTTCGTTTCGAGCGCTTCCCGGCTCTGCGCCAGCTGCGGATTGATCCGCTGCATCAGCGCATCTTCGTATTTGCTCGTGTCGAAATCGATGTCGTAAGACTTGGTGATGTCACCGGCAGGACCGGCGCTCGTCTGAAGCTGAGGGCCCGCGCCGTATTGCTGATATGTCGGCGTCTTGAGCGAGGATGGGTCACCGGCAGCAGGGGCATCGTCGAGCGAGAACGGCGTACCGAGCAGGGTATCCAGCCGGCCGGACTGGTTTGCAGCCAGGGTCCCAAGATTTAGGTTCGCCTTGTCGGTCTGATCTTTGATCGCCTGCTGCTGCGGCGACAGGGTCTGCGTCACCGTCGTCGTCGGCACCTTGTAGGTCTGCCCCGTGGTCGGGTCAAAGATGTCACGGGACTCGCCATAGGTATAGTTCAGCGTTCCATCCGGCGTGACCTGATTGATGTTGCCCAGGTAGGAGTTCGCAGTCGCCGTCGCGACATTGGTCGCAGTCTGCGCAGCTGCGGTTTCCTTGGGGTCCGGAGACTTGGGTGCGTTCTTACCGCCCATCTGCTGCCTTCCTTTGTGCGGCGCGTTCCCGCGCCAGTCGTCGAAGATTGTTTCCTGCCCACGCCTCGCGCGTCAGGACGAAGAGGTTTTCAGCTGCCGCCGGGCCACGAAGACGCGGGATGCGGTATCTATCAAAGCCGTAGGCCGTGAGCATGCGATGCTGTGCCGTGTCCTCGTCCGACACGCGCTGCACCACCGCTTGGCAGCCGACAGAATTGAAGGGGTATCCGTACATGACGCTGAGAACCGGCCTCGTCAGCCAGCCTTTGATCCAGGCAGCGGCAGAGATTTCCACGACACCGGCGTCGGGGTCATAGTTGTGATAGATGAGCCCCGCCGCGAGTTGGTCGCCGTCGACCACGGCAATCGCGCGACAGATCCCGAAAGTATGTCCCCCGCCCGGCCAAATTCGCTCCGCCACGAGCTCCGCCAACTGGTCGGTTGCTTCGCCCTTCGGGAGAAGCCCGCAGTTGAACGTCATACGCTCTGCTCACCTGCGATGATCTGCAAGTTTCCGAGATCGAGCGCCACTCTCAGCGCCACCGGGCCGCCGGACACAACGACGGCGCCGATCGCGAGGGTGTCGCCGCTGGCGCGCACGTTCTGCCGGTATTCGTAGCGCTGGAGCGTGCTTGGATTGTCCCACATGGCGACGTCCCAGAGACCGACGTCCCATTCCGAAGATCCGGCATCACCGACCGAGACGACATTGAAGGCCGGGATTGAGGTATCGCCGTTGGCGCGGGCAAAGAGGAGCAGCTCCGGTTTCTCGCGGGCCTTGATATACATCTGGCCCAAGGTCGCTTCCTTGCGCTGGCCGAACGCGCTGACGGCGCGGAACTGCGACAGATAGGAGGCGATGAATGGCAGGCCGTCGTCGGTGCCGTTGATGTCGCCCTGCCATACCGAACCGGCGAGCGAGCCGAAGAAGATGCTGCCCTGGATACTGCCGTAACATGTCGCTTTCCAGTTGGTGACGATCGACCAGGCCCAGGTCACCACGTTCAACATGAAGGTGGTGTCAGGCACGACAATGGTATTCGGGAAGGAAACCACGACCAGCTTCTGCTCCGGCCAATAGGTCATTGACCAGCCTGTCGGGGCCGCTGTCGCCGCAATGCTCCAGTCATCCTCGATCGGCCGCGACCGGGAGAACGACGACAAGGCATCCCCGTTTCTCTGAACGGCCTGCGACATCGGGATGAGGCCCGATACTGTGGCGATCAGTACGTCGCCGCCGGCCTTGATGAAGGCATTCTTCCCAAGCGGCTTGCCGATCTGGTAGACGCCCTGGACGGTGAAATCCGTTGCACTGTCGGGATCGCTGCCTTGGAAGACGGCAACCTCGCCCTCAGTCGAGACGAAGACACAATATTCGTTCGGTCCTGTCCCGCTCTCGATCGACCAGTTGAAGCCCATCAGCAGCGATCCGCCGTTCTTCATCGTGCCGCCGAGCGGGAATACCTTTGCCGCGCCGGAGATGGCGGCTGCCGGCAAATAGTAGGCGTCCATAGTCCCGGCTTTGACAAAGAACTCACGGTTCTTGAACAGCCAGCCTTGCGAGAGCTGCGCCATCGTCGTCGAGTCAGGAAAGGTGATTGCTGGCGTGGTCCAGCTCGTACCGTCGAAAATCCTGCGGGAGTCTGCGCCATTGGTGGCGATCAGATAGGAGCCACCAGCATTCGAGTGCTGGAATGTCGCCCAGTCGCCACCGGTGAGGCCGCTCACCACTGCTGCGGTATTGGTCGGCGGGGCGGCCGGCGACGTCATGTCGTAGATCGCGTTCACCGTCGCCATGAACAGTTTCTCGGCGCCGCTATACTTGTAGGTGAAGGCGCTGACGAAATCCAAACCGCTGGCAATGACTGCCTTCTTGATCGAACCGCCTCGAATGCGGGCGCCGGTCAATGTCGGCAGCCAGTTCCTCAGAACGGCTGCGGCCCCTGGCAGGTCGTCAGAAAGCGTCGTCGTGGTGTAGAGGCCCTTTGCCGGCGCCGGCAGCGTCAGAGGTGCGGACGCTTGCGGCGGAACGGCTTTCACCGGACCTCTGTTTGACTGCATCAGTCGCGACGGGCGGAGCTTCATCGATCCTCCTCGGTCGCAGCCGCAAGCGCCGCCTCGAATTCGGCAAGCGGGTCGTCGTAGTTCAGGCCCTTTTGCCGCTTCCACCGCCAGATGAGGTTCAGGACCAGAAGCCGTTCCGGGAAGACAGCGACATCATCGTCAGCAGTCCAGTCGGCTTTCTCGGTTCCGGTGCTGCCCAATATCCAGTTCTTGGAAACATAGGTGATAGTGGCGCCGACGGCATCACCGGCTGGTGAAAACGAGATGCCGGCCGTCGAGAGGTAATAATATGGCTGGACAGACGGCACCTGCAGCACCACGGCCCATTGCGACGGGCTCTTTACCGGGCGGGCGAAATCACCGGCTGCCGTGAAGACTGCGCCACCTTCGATCAGGCGGTCATAGTCCGCTGGGAACGTATAGGGCGACACCGACGCGACATCGGAGCGCTGAAGCGCCTTCCATGCGAACCGCTCAGCAATCTCCTGGCCGGCAAGCTTGGCGAGTTCAAGCATCGTCTGCGCGGCCGGATTGTTCGAACCGTAGACGCTGACGAAGCGATCGAGCGAAACAACGTCGCTGACCTCGTTGATTGCGGTCAAGACAGTCATGGCGTTACCCCGCTCAAGGTGACCTGGCCATTACCCCACCGCGCGCGATTGTCGGCGAGCGTCAATCCGGCCATCGCGTTTTCCTTCAGTGGACGGGCACCAGAGACAAGCTCGACGTTCTTGGCCCAGATCCCGATTTCCTCGACGAGCGCATAGAGGTAGGCGTCGGGGGCTTTCTCAAGCAGCCAGTTCGTCGGGTTGGTCCGCGTCAGGGGCGGGATGTTGGCGTAATAGGTCATGGTGAGATTGCCGTTCGCGGTCGGCCGCGCCATGATTGTGGTCCCGACGACGGCATAGCCCTGCGGATAGCCGCCGCGGTTCCGGTAGCGGTCGGTCAACGCAGACAAGGACCATGCGCCGATCGAGTAACCGTCGGGCGTCAGAACTTCACGCGCTTCGAGGAAATCCGCCGGCAGTGTCCCGTCACCATTGGTCAGGACGACGGTGCCAACAGTCTCCATATCTGCGATACGCAAGACACGGTTCATCTTGGCCTCAGCCAGGGCAACAAAGCGCGGGAAGAGATGAGCGACGTCATCGCGGCCCGAATACTCGCCTGCGTCGATCAGCAGGGAGGCATAGTCTGTGATAGCGGCCATCAGGCGACCTTCCATCCCGTTGCGTCTTGATACATGCGGCTTCGATCGGAGAGCCGCGCCATCTCTTCAGTCACTCGGCGGATTTCGTTGCTTGTCCGCTGATAACCGTGCGGGTCGTCCTCAAACGAGGGGCGGCCGGCCTCCAAATCATGGAGTTTCTGTCGGAGCCGAGACCAATCGGGGCTCATACCCGGCCTTCGAAGGAGCGCCAGGCGCGATTGTCGCTGCTGTTCAGCCACCGGCTCAAATAGGCGTCGTCACCCTCGCTCTGCGCCCGGACAAGGTTCTCGGAATGGGCTAGATTTGCGGGGATCGATGCGATTTTCACCCAATCGCCAAACTTGTTGCCGGAGGTCGCATTGCGGGTGAACTCATTCTCTTTGACGATATTATCGACCGGCATTTCGATGCGGAAAACCGTCTCGTCACCGTTGAAGTGTGACCACACGGTACGACCCGTCATCGGATCCCAGCTCAATAGCGTCCAGTTCCCATCTCTCACTTTCATATGCGGCTCCAATTCAGATGTAGGTCTATGGACTCTTGTTAAAGTTGTGCGATCATTCGCTCTGGATAAAGAAGGAGGGGGCGATGGGCAGATCTTTTTTCCGAAGCTTTATAGTTTCCGCAGTCATCGCTATTTTTAGCGCCACCGCGGTACTGGGAGGCGGCCTCATAGGCGACATCGTCAACAGCGTTGCTCCAGGTGTCGGGACCGCTCTCGATGATGTCCATAGGGGCATCAAAGAGACCGTTCCAGGGTACAAGCAGCTTGAAGAAGGTGCCTCAAAAACAGTCAATGAAACACTAGTGCAGGCTTCCGCTCCTGCTCTTCAAGAGGCGATAGCGCGGTCACGCGATGACGCTCTCCGACAAGGGGTACAACCTCTTCCTCCGAATATTCGCCAAAACCTCGTAGGGTTTATTCCCGATCACATCTTGAACATTGCGCGTTATCGGGTGCGTGGCGGTGGGGACTTGAGCCTGCAAGTAAACGCGATCCGCTACGGCGAAGCGGCGGCTATCACTCTTGACTATGTTATCGTCTTCAAGGAGCAAAACGACGCGCTGTACAATCCCGTCCTGTGGGCTCACGAACTCACGCATATCATTCAGTATCAAAACTGGGGATTGAGGGACTTCTCGATACGTTATGTCCGCAGCAGTGGCTCCGTCGAAAAAGAAGCTTACGATGCTGAAGCTCGTTACGTCGCTTGGGCGGCTGTGCGAAACAGTCAGGCGGCACCTGCTGGTCCGACCAATCCAAACACTTTCAATCGTCCGCTCCAGGCTTTTGCGAACACGCAGCCTTCCAACATCTGTGGAGCATCGACCGGGGCATGCCAAGTCAACGGATTTGCCCCCGTAGGCACCCCATGTTGGTGCGATACCTTTGCGGGACCGGCAGTAGGCTCTCTAATCCCATCACAGTTTGCGGCCGCGCCCCAGCCTGCTCAGCCGCCCGGTTTTCCGCCGGGCTTTGTTACGGTAGGGTGCGGCTGCTGGGGGCCAATGCCCGCGCCGATAGTGCCAGCGGGGCAGTGTATGAGCGGCCAAGCTGCTCTCGCAGGATGCCCCGCAGCATGCGGTTTTGGCTCCCAAGCTTATGGTTACGTATGCCGATAGCAAAAATTCAGTCGTCCTCGCCAAGCGGGATCTCTGCCTTGCCCTGGCTGATGAGCTGCTTCGCCTTGCTCATCGGCACCTCGACGACTTCGCCGGCGGCTTTGCGGTCACCTTCTTCCGGCCAATAGTCGAACTTGAGGCGGACTTCGACGGTCTTTTCCTTCGCTTTTTCCTTGGCCTTCGGTTTCGGATCCGCAATGATCGGGCTCGGCGAAGGTCCAGGCGTGATGCCATCGACTTCGGGCGGAGCCGCATTGTCAGGCACGATCGGCGCCTGTTCGGTGGTAGATGCCTGACTCGAGCCAAGCGGCTTGTTTTTCTGGTCTGTCATGGAGTTTCTCCTTCAGGGAAAGAGGCGGCTCATCACCGCCCCCTCGGTTACGATACCGCCGCAGAGAACGGCGTGACTTCCGTACCTGTGCCGGAGCAGATGATCTGCACCTGCCAGGTATTCGCCGCGACGTCCTTCAGCTTGATACGGTCACCCTTGATGCCGCCCTTGGTAGAGCCGTTCATGGTGATCGTGTCGGTGTCGGCCGCGGTCTCGAAGCCGACGACAGTGTCGGCAGCGTCCTGTGCCATCAGGCATGCGCCGGTCATGATGTCGGCAGCGCGCGAAACCTGAATGATGGCGTTGTTCGACGTGATGGTCGTACCGATCACGACGTCGAACTCGGCACCGGAGCCGGTGGCATCCGGCAGGGTGAGCGTCGAACCGGCGGCACGGTTGACGACGACCGTCGCCGGAGTGCCGTAGGTGGACGCGTTGAGGGCGAGCACAGCCGCCGTCAGGTTGAAGGGTAGAAAAGTAGGCATGGTTCGCTCTCCTTAGCTCGATGCCGTGAGGCCGAAGAGGTCGGCAGCGATGCCGAGGCCCTTTTCGTTGCTGACCTTCAGCGTGCCTTCACCGATGATCACGCCCTTGTCGGCGTCACCGGTTTTCGCGACCTTCGTGTCTTCCTGGATCTTGCGGAGCCAGAGGAACTCAAGGAAGTCCGTGTCGAGGAAGAAGGCGTTGCGGGCGAGCGCCGCCGTCGACTGGATCGTGCTCGGATGCACCAGCACCTTGCCGAACGGTCCTTCGTAGAAGTCCGCCGTCGCGATGATGGTGTTGCGCTGACCCTTCGACTCGACGGAGTAGCGGAATGGGGCGACGTTCGCGTCCGACATGAAGGTCACGAAGACCGACTTGACGTAGGCCGAACCGACGACGTGCTTGAACTTGGCGCCGTTGTTGAAGCCCTGCTGCATCACGCCGTCCATGATGGCCTTCGTGAACGCACGCTGCGTGCCGTTGGTTGCCGCGACGGTGAAGCCGGAGACAAAGCCACCGTTGGCACCACCGGCGCCGCGGGAGACGTTGCTGGTGATCCAGCTCGGAAGACCGCCCAGACGACGGATAGCGCCGCCGACAGAGCCCTGGTTGGACACGATGGCGAATTCGGTGTCCTTGCGGATCTCGACGCCCTTCTTGGCCTTCTGGTACTTCCGCTTCTGGACCTTCCCGGCTTCGTCCACTTCTTCCTGCGTGCCGGAGATAATCCAGCTCTTGCGCAGGATCTGCGTGTAGTTGCCGACGCGGGAAGGAGCATCGATCTTGTCGAAATCGTACTCCTCACCTTCTTCCCGAGCGTTGTCGCCCGGTGCGGCGAGGTCGTCGGTTTCCCATTCGGGATGAACGGACTTCGCCTTGCCCTTCTCGATCATGGAGTAGATCGGGGTATCTTCCGGCGTGATGCGAGACACCACGTCGGACAGTTCTTCTCGGTTACCGACCGCGTTCGTCGTGCGGACGGTGTTGGTGATGACAGCCATAATAGCCCTCGATGTTCAGGGATCAGGGATGGACCGTCGGACGGTGAAATCGATCAGAAATCGATGTTCATCGCGTCTTTGAGCGATCCGGTTCTGGTCAACCGGGCCATTGCGTCCTGATTTTTCCGGGCCTGCTGGGCGTTCTGCCCACGAGCCTTGCCTTGCGGCACGGCCGGCGGTGCATTGTTCACCTTCTCCAAAGCCTTCTTCTTCGCTCGTTCAGCCTGCATGCCGAGACGGGCGTAGTGCGCCAGCTTGAAGTATCGGTGATCGGTGACGTCCTGCATTTCCTCGTCCGACCAGCCGAGCTGACGAGCGGTTTCGAAGGCATCCTCGAAGAATGCTTCTCGCCCGTCTTCGGTGGCTGTCTGGGGGAAGGCTTCGGCGAGCTTCGCGCTTTCCGTCGCAAGGAGGGATTCGCGTTGCTCTTTCGTCAGTGCCCCAGCAACCTGCTTCGGACCGTTTGCCATTTCGAGGATCTGGTTGACCCGCGTCGCCGCAACGTCAAAGACCGCCTTCTGGCGCGTGTATTCGGCAGGGTTCTGCATTGCCAGCATGTGCGAGGGCTCTGCAGGCATCTGACTGATCAGGAAGTTCGCAATTGCCGTGGCCGTATCGACCACGCGGTTGGACATCTGCTCCAGTCCACGGCCTTTGTTGGCCACTTCCTGGGTCTTGAGGCGGTAGTCGCGCTCACGCAGGTAGCCGAGCTTCAGTTCCTTTACAGGAACCTGCTCGCCGCCTTTCAGTGTGACGAGGGTTTCGTCGAGCTTGTCGTCGGCTGCCGGTTCCCCGTCGCCGTCTTCATCGCCTTCGGTATCTTCGTCTGCGGAGCCGTCGGACTCTTGGCCGTCGTCATCGTTCTGATCGTCGGCCGCATCCGTCTCGTTTGCGATCCCTTCGGCGCTTTTTGCCGGGTTGGCCTGTTCTTCTTCAGGCTCCCAGAAATTCAGCGTTGCGGGGTTGTCGATGTCCGAGGGTTCAACGGTTTTGCTCCCGCCGAGGTCCGGCAGGTTGGCACTTTCGTTCGTAGTCATGGTTTTCCCTTAGGGGCTTGGCACCGGCGTTATGCGGGTGCTCGATTTGCGCCAGCCTTTGCTTCCTCCGAGAGGTGGTTGAGCTTGCTGCGCAAATTTCGGATGGCGCGAACCTCTGCCGCGTGGGCAGCGCGCGCCTCATGATCTGTTGCCTTTGCGTTCACACAGGCATTGATTGCCGCTGCCTCGATATCGTCGAGCAGCATGTTGAAAAGCGGATTGTCTCGAAGCGCGCGGGCAAGAGCGACCTTTTCAGCATCCCTCATCCGGGCATCCCCCCGAGCTGGGTTTGCATGATGTGGCCGCCTGAAAGAACTTCGGCCATGTTCTGGCGCTGCTTCAGATTGATTTCCTGATCGATCTGGTAGCGCTTCAGCTCACTCTCTTGCTGCAGGCGGGCCATCTCGATCCGTTCCTCGCTCTCGATCTTCTTCATGGCGATGGCGTTGTCGGCTTCCATCTTGGCCTGCTGCTGCTTCACCTTCTCCATTTCCGGATTCGGCTTGTTGGCAGCGGCCGCCATCATCTTCTGGATCTTCGCCTCGTCCGGCTCGGTAAAGTACTGGTCGACGGAACGGAGGCCGGAAGCTTCGACCAGCTTTGTCAGGGCGTTGTAGACGTTCTTGGGCGTGACGAACGGATTGTCGACGGCGCCGAGCTGCGACAGGAGCTTTTCTTGAAGCCCGGTGATCATCTGCATCATCATCATGTCGCGCTCACGGGTGCCGGCGCCGAGGCCGGTGTTGACCGTGACGTCCATGTCGCCGTTCCATGGGCGAGGATCGAAGGTCACCCACTTCTTGCGCAGGCGAACCGTGCGCGGGCGGTCCTGATGCTTGATCGTGAGCTTCAGGAGGCCCTTGAACACTCGCACCAGGCCGCGAGCGATGGTGCGCGCCATAAGCTCCGTCTGGCCGATGCCCGATTGTTCGAACATGGCCGACGCCTTCGCCGTCATGTTCTGGAGAGCATCGGGAGGAAGCCCGCTCGATGCATCGGAGATGCCGGTCACATCGGCCATCTCCCGGTCGAAATAATCCATCATCTGGAACGAGCTGGCGGCGACGAACGGCACCTGCGTGAACCCGAGCGCTGCCCGCACGTCTGTCCCCTGCGTCACCCTGATTGGCTTGCCGAACGCCGGGTTCAGCACCGCATCCGGGTT